GGCAGACAATTTGGTAAATCCTTATTAGGACAAAACTTAATGTTATATTGGTTATTACAAAATAAAGGTAAAGGAGCTTGGATTAGTCCCATATATAAACAATGCCAAAAAGTATTTGATGAATTAAGTAATGCTTGTGCTTCAATAATTAAACAAAGCAATAAAGCAGATTTAACATTAAAATTCATTAATGGCTCTACGCTTCAATTTTTATCAACCGATAACTATGATACAATAAGAGGATTTACGTTTGAGTATATGGTTATAGATGAAGGAGCTTATATAAAAGAACCGGCAATTAACTTAGCGATTATGCCTACGTTATCTGCTAAAGGTAAAAAATGTCTAATCATATCAACACCCCGCAGTAAAAATTGGTTTTTTAATTGGTATTTACGCGGTAAAACCCCTAATAACGTCTATATATCATTTGAGGGAATAAGTGCAGATAATCCGTTTGTAGACGTTGACTTTATTGAGCAACAACGATTATCCCTACCCTCCGATATATTTAGACAAGAATACGAAGCAGTATTTAGTGAAGCAACAAATGATGTATTTAGAAACTTAGATTTAACCTGTATAATAAATGAATATAACAAAGAAGGACATAGAGAAACATATTACGGACTCGACATTGGATTGTCTGTTGATTACACAGTTTGTATCATACTTGCCGAACAAGGAGACACAATTGATGTTCTTAGATTCAACGGAAAGAGTATTGAAGACACTGGAAATACTATCATACGCTTTTTGCGAAAACACAATGTTAAAGGCGGATATGTCGAAACTAACAACATTGGACAAGCAATATTTGAATTAATTAGAAAAGCGGGTATTAAAGCTACTCCCTTTACTACTACGAGTGAATCCAAACTAAAGGGTATTCGTAAATTAATTAACGATATTGAAGTAGCAGACATAATATTACCCTCAAAAGAATTAATGCCTGAGATGTATAATGAATTATCTCAGTATACCTACAAAGTAAACGCTAATGGTAATCTAACATTTTCTGCTCCATCAGGACAACATGATGACTGCGTTATGGCTTTAATGTTAGCAAATTTAGCCCGCGGTGAAATATTTGGCAAATCAGGTAAGTATATTTACGTTGGTGGTTCAAATATCAAAACCAAATGGGGATAAAAAAAATGCTCGCTAGGAGTGGAGGAACCAACTAACGAGCCAAAAAAAACATCTCAAAAAACCTGAAACGATGTTTTTATTTAATAACAATAACGACATGAATATAATAACAAAATTTCAAATCGCATAATTTACCTTAAAAAATTGTATATTTATTGGAAACGCTTATGACAACAAAAGAATATTTTAGTATTAGAGATCATATAACATGGTTTTCTATACCTGAAGACGCTACACCAAGTGAGCGTATGATAGAATTTATGTCTTACTATTTAGATAAGACTAAAGATGAAATTAGACAAATGAACCCAAGTGATTTATTTGAACAATATGAAAACGTATCTAAAGTATTAGAAAAAACATCAGGATCAACATTTTATCCCTTTATAGAGATTGATGGTAAACTTTATGGGTATATTGATTTATCTAAAATGTCATTAGGGGAATATGTTGATATTGAAAAATATGCTAAAAACATGCATCAAAATATGGCTGAGTTGATGGCTATATTATATCGCCCTGTAAAATCGCATAAATTCGATTCCCTAAAATTTGAAACAATTAATACGTTTAATGTGTTTCGTAATAAACTAACTAATTTCTATGATTACTACGAATTAGAAGAATATAACTTTGCTAATTCAGCTACTAATATAGAAAAAATAGAAAAATTACCCGTAGCATTTGCTCAAGGCGCTTTAAGTTTTTTTTTGCTTCAAACAAGCTCTGTCGCGACAAATTTAAAGCCCTCTTTGGACCACAAATCACAGAAACAGAGATTGAAGAAGATGAACAAGATGATGAAATCACTAGTAATAGAGAACAATATACAAAGCATTGGGGATGGTTTGCGACAATTTGCCATCTATCAACAACTGCCATCCTTAACATCACAGGGGATAAGCGTATCACGGATCTCAACTACATCTTCGTCCTTAACTGGCTTGCTCATGAACGCGATATCAACCAAATCAAAAATCAAGAAATTAAACAACAAGAAGTTTTATCAAGAAACAAATATAGAATTAAATAATGTGTAATTGTAATAAACCAACTCAACTAACAATGGAACAGACAACCGACTTAAGAAAACAAATTCAAACATGGCTAAATGCCGGATACCAAGCCGATAGAGTAGCTGCGATACTTTCATGTCAATATGACTTAGTATTAGATGTAATAAATAATGGCGTAGGAGAAGAAGAACAATTCGAGTATATTGATGATACTATCAAAAATGAAGAAGGCGAAGTAATCGCGTTAACTTCAAAGCGCACTCGCAAATCAACAACCCCCACGACTAACGAAGAGTAATTAAGTATAACCAAGAAATAACGTAGTAAAAACGCAATTATGTTAACATACTCTCAAGTAGTTGAAACATTCCAAAGCGCTTCGCTTGGAATGGCTCCTATAAACTCATTCGCTGAAGGTGATTTAGATGCTTTAGATGCTACTTCACAAAACGTAGAATATCCTTATATATTCCTTCGCCCTATATCTTCACAGGGTATGTTCAATACTAGTATTGGAACTTCAGGATATAGAACGCTTACATTTGAATTATATAGTATGGATGTTCCTAATTTAGCAGGAACAAATAGATTATCTATATTATCAAATACTGAGCAATATATTTACGATATCATAAGCTATGTTAACTTAGGAAGCACTCAACAACGAGATTGGATTACTCTAAATAATATTACTCCTTTAAGCGAAGCTTTTAATGACAGAGTCTATGGATGGGTAGCTCTACTAAATTTCAATACTCAAGCCGTATACGATTATTGCGCATATCCTCACGCTTAATGTATATACAATGGGATATATTAATTGGACTAATTTAGAACCCGCTTTAGAACAATTAGCTAGTGATTACGTTGAATACTCAATAGCTCAATTGAGAGCAAACGGCTCCTATAATACAGGTAAATTAGCTCGTTCTATTCAATTATTAACACCAATGGAAACTCCAAACAAGATTAGTGTTGAGGTTCAAATGTTAAAATATGGTTTTTGGGTTGATAATGGAACTGAAAGAGGTAGAGGTGGTATTCCCCCTGTTCGTTCTATTTTAGAATGGATGAAAAAAAAAGGCATTATACCACAACGTAAAATTACTCAAACACAATTAGCTTATGCTATTGCTAGAACAATAGGAAGTAAAGGACAACGCTTTAAGAAAGCAAAGCCTTTTATACAATCCTCAATGAGTAATGCGGTGAATAATAATATACAAAATATAGCGAATAAAGGAGCAATAGATATAGTAAAACGAATCAAACAAGACTTCGAAAACCAAAAATTCAGTAAATAAAAATAATATGGCTTTAACTATAGGAACACAACCAAATTATCTACAAGTAAGTAATAACAATGTAGTGTATGGGTTGACATCAAACTCATCATCACAAGCTAACTTCAAAGTAGTATGCGATATATACTTAAGTGGTTCAGCTACCCGATTACAACGTCTAAAACAACCCTTGAATCCGTCTGGGGTAGCTGTATTTGATATTGGAAATGTATTAGCAAATTATACCTATGAAGGTTATCCATCTATTTCAACCCTAGCTTTTAGTCAAGCATCTACTGAAAATAGAAGATTTATTGTTTTATTTGGTGAAGAATATGGTTCATCTTCATTAGCAATATACAACGGATATCAAAACGCTACTACAGGCTCTCCTGCTTTTAGTGGTAGTGCGGGTAGTGCTACTAGAGCAATATACAATAATGTATTTGATGGTGTAGCAGACCCGAATGATAAAACTAATTGGAATTTTGTTTCTGCTACTAAATGGTTTCCTACTACAAACACTCCATATCCTTCTCCTGCTAATCCTAATTTTACAAGAAATGTTTGTTTAACTAATATGCCTCGTAGTTCAGTAGGAGCTACTAATAAAATGTATATTAGAGATGGTGAAAGGTTAAGTTTATCATTTTTACAAGGTAATGAAAATCAACCTGCTCTTAATTCTCAAGCGCAAGATATTCACGCATTAAGGATTCGTTCATTCGACTCAGCGGGAAATTTATTATTTACTCTTTCTCCTCTCAATAATACACTTAATCAAGGTGGTCCAAGAGCAGGAACTACTGCTCAATGGTCTACAGTAACAACACAAAATAATCTTAATGGAAGTGCCGGAAACACATATGGTATAATAACTGCTAATGTAGGTCCAGGCAATTTACCATTAGCTTACCCTGCAGGATGGGATTATGTTGTTATAGATTTTTCACCACAACAATCTGGTTTTACATCAAACTTTAATTCAACTTGGGATTCATTTGTACTATATAAAGACAATTCAACGGGTTGTGGATTTAATGGAGTTAGATTTGCTTGGAAAAATTTATATGGAGTATGGGATTATTATACTTTTAACTTACAAGAAAATTCAAGTTGGGCAATAGAAAAACCCATAGTAGAACAAGTATTTGTTCCTTACAATGCTACTACAGCCACTGTAGCATATAGTACTGCAAGGAGAGGAACAAAGCATTATTACAACCAACCTTCACAAACTATAACCGCAAATACAGATTGGCTTGATACCGCAACTTCATTGTGGTTGCGTGAATTATTTTTTAGTCCAAGTGTATATTATTGGGGTTCAACATCTAATGCTTGGTTGCCTTGTATAATCACTTCAACTCAAGTAATAGATAAAACAAACCAAAGAACTCAAGCATTATTTCAATACGCAATAGAGTTCCAACCCTCAAATCAACCAAACCCAAGAGTAGCAATTTAATATGGCAACTAATAATACAATAATTCGATTACTTAAACCAAGTGGCTCCTCAACGCAATATTGTGATTTTGGTAATAAAGATGTTAATTTATCTGCTACTATATCTAATATTGAAAATACAGATATTGGTTCCTTATTTGGTTTAGGAACAAACGAATTTGTATTACAAGATTTAGATATAAGAGATATGACCCCAAGTGTGGGGTTATTAAGTGGTTCATCATTTATATACCCACAATGGATGATTGATGCTAATGATGCTCAATCAAACATGAATGCTATTAATGGACAAGTAATAGAT